TGCAGAAGAAAAGCGACACACGGAAACAATTTACCGAATCACGACCATCCATCGGGTTGGGGGATACGATCCAGAAGGTAACGAAAGCCACGGGGATTGAAGCCCTTGTAAAATTCATTGGTGGGGAAGATTGCGGATGTACGGAACGAAAGGAAAAATTGAACAAGATATTTCCTTATCGCAAACCATTGTGCATGACGGAACACGAATACGAATGGTTTACACATTTTAAGAGTGTGAACAACACGACATTATCACCAATGGAAGCGGATAAAATCGCGGTGATGTGGTCAAGGATATTCCAAAGCAAACGAATCCAAAAACCATGCAGTTGCAACCCCAAGGCATGGCAAACCATGATAAACGAGTTAACCCAGGTTTATGAAACTTACGAGAAACCTTTGTGATTGTTGCGATAACAATAAAGAATCAACCAAAGAATTGATAAACGAAACGGGGCCAATGATTGAACCCAACCAAATTTATATGTGTACAAAATGCAGAATACAATTTCAAGACCGAGCAAAATGGGGGCCATGGCTGACCGCAGTAAAACAACTGCAAAGCAATACGCTGTGATGATTTTACGCGATGATTACCATTACACATTCCGAGCAATTGGCGAACGGATGGGGGTATCGGAATCGGTGGCGTTTAGGTTATACGAAAAGGGAATCAACAATGAAAAAACATACAAAAACATATTTGAATTATTTTGGGTATGACCAACATGACTGGATTCCATGTGAAGTGCCAAACTGCGGGAAACAATGTATTGATGTTCATCACCTTATCCCCAGGTCACGCGGGGGCAAAGACAATATCGAAAACCTTATGGGATTGTGTCGGGATTGCCACCACGAAGTTCACTTTGGAACAAAATTAAAAAACGAATATCTAATCACAGTACACCAAATAAAATTAAACAAATGAATATAGAATGGGTAAAAACAACGGACATTCATGCGAATGAAAACAATCCCAGAATTTTGAAAGATGACAAATTCAAGAAATTAGTACAATCAATTAAGGATTTCCCCGAAATGTTGGAGATTCGCCCAATTGTTGTCAACAACGAAATGATGATATTGGGTGGCAACATGAGATTGAAAGCCATTCAAGAAATCGGATTAAAAGAAATCCCCATCATCAAAGCGGAAAACCTAACCGAGGAACAAGAACGGGAATTTTTAATCAAAGACAATGTTGGATTTGGTGAATGGGATTGGGATGCGTTGGCGAATGATTGGGATTACAAGGAGTTAAATGATTGGGCGTTGGATTTGCCAAAGATGTTAGATCCCGAACAATTTGGCGAAGATTTTAGTTTGGCCGATGGTGACAAAAGCCCGTTCCAACAAATGGCATTTACACTTGCAGATGAACAAGCGACACAAATTAAAAACGCGATTGCGGATATTAAGTTAACCGAAGAATACAAATACATGGAAGCGATGGGTAACGAAAATTCAAATGGGAATGCGTTGTATTTAATTATTATGCAATGGGCAGAGCAAAAGAAATAATCGTCAAGGTGATACCATCAGCCATTGCAAATGCCTTTGTAAAAAAACATCATTATAGTGGCAAGGTTGTATCAAATAGCACATTGCATTTTGGATGTTTTTTGGATGGTAATTTACATGGTGTCATGAGTTACGGCAATCCATTAGACAAATCAAAAGTATTGCCAATGGTACAACCATGCAAATGGAATGAAATGTTGGAATTGAATCGAATGGCTTTTGATGAGTATTTGCCGAAGTATTCCGAATCTCGGTGCATCGCAATTAGTATTAAATTAATTAAGAAAAATGCTTCACACATTAAATGGATTTTATCATTTAGCGATGGCACACAATGTGGGGATGGTACAATATATCGGGCGACTGGATTTGTGTTGACAGCAATTAAAAAAAATCATAATACTGTGCAATTGCCAAATGGCGAAGTAATACACAAAATGACCTTGGAAAGTAGCCCATTACAAAAACGACCCGAATTAAATGGTATGTCATATTACCAATTGACTAATGGCAAATATAATTTTAATCAATATGTTGAACATGTTAATGGAAAAATTTTGGTTGGTTACCAATTGCGTTACATTTACCTAATTGACAAAACTTGTCAAATCACAGTACCCGTTTTACCATTTAGCAAAATAGACGAAATGGGCGCGGGTATGTATAAGGGTGAAAAAATCACATTGAAAGAACGAACTTTGAGCAGGGTGGTCGAATCGAACGCCGATTTCAAACTGGATGCTTGATGTGTTACCACTACACTAACCCCGCTTATATTTACAACAAAGATAAATAAAAATTATGAAAGCATGGAGAGAAACCCGCGACACCATACCACATGACCAAGTGTGGGTATTAATCGACACCAAAGAGGTTGCCTACATTTTAGACGGGCAATGGTATTTGTCAACAGATGATTCACCAATCAATGCACCATATATGTGGATGCCAATTCCAATTTTACCCAACGAATAACAATGAAAAAACAATGGCAAGGGAAGACAATTTGAAACCAATGCAACCTGGGGAAACCCGCAACCCCAATGGCAGACCAAAGGGAAGCAAAAACCGAAGCACCATCGCACGGAAATGGTTGGAGGTAATGCAAGAAAGCAAAAACCCCATCACGGGTGAATTGGAAAAACTATCCCAAGAAGATTTGATAACACTTGCAATGATACACAAGGCAAGGAAAGGGGATGTGGGTGCATACAAACAATTGATGGATTCGGGTTTTGGTATGCCCACCCAACAAATTGAACAAACCATTATTGAACAACCTTTATTCCCTGATAAGTAGTTGGGCAAGTGGAATGTTTATTGTATATTTGATTTATGGAAATTTACAAGGACATCCAAGGTTATGAAGGCATTTACCAAGTTTCAAACTATGGGAATGTAAAATCGTTGAAGCGTGTAATTATGCGAAGCGATAACAGACCAAAAACAATTCCCGAAAAAATAAAAATAGGGATGCACAACAAGGGTTACAAGCGTGTTGCGTTATGCGATGTTAACGGAAATTCAAAAAGTTTTTATGTGCATAGATTGGTGATGGCAACATTTTTACATAAGAGTGATTTGTATGTGGATCACATCAATGGTGACAAAACAAATAATCATTTGGACAATTTGAGGTATGTAACCAATTCGGAAAACTTGACATTCAGAAACACAAACACGCAGTTTAAAAGCGAACACCCGTATGTGTATTATGACAAATCAAGGAATCAATACCGAGTTTACAAACATGGACCAAGGGTAAAGACATTTGAAGAAGCCAAAGCAATTGCAATATGTTTGTACGGACCACGGCAATAAACAAATTACTGAAACTTGACAAGTTTGTCAAAGGTGTTCAGGGCGGTTCGTCTGCGGGAAAAACTTTTGGTATCATTCCAATTGAAATTGACTATGCAATCAAAAACCCAAAGACAGAAACATCCATTGTTGCAGAAAGTATCCCACACTTAAAAAGGGGGGCGATCCGTGATTTCAAAAAAATCATGAAGGAAACGAACCGATGGAACGATAGGAATTGGAACGCCAGTGATTTCAAATACACCTTTACAAACGAAAGTTTTATTGAATTTTTTAGTGCGGATAATAGTGCCAAGTTGAGGGGGGCGAGACGGGATAGGTTATACATCAATGAGTGTAATAACATTGATTTCAATTCATACACAGAACTTGCCATGCGTACCAAACAATCCATATTCTTGGATTGGAATCCCGCCAACGAATTTTGGTTTCATAGCGAAATCAAAAACGATGACAATGTAAACTTTATCATCCTAACTTACATGGACAATGAAGCAGCCCCACAAAGTGCGGTTGATTTCATTTTGAAAGCCAAGGAAAAAGCAAAGACGAGTAAGTATTGGGAAAATTGGCATAGAGTATACGGGCTTGGTGAGATTGGAAACCTCCAAGGGGTTATATTCAGCAATTGGCAAACCATAGACAAGATTCCCGAAGATGCAAGGTTACTTGGTTGTGGTGTCGATTTCGGTTATACAAACGACCCTACGGCAATTGTGGCCGTATATGAGTACAATGGCCAACGCATCGTTGATGAGGTCGCATATCGCACGGGGATGCTTAATTCGGATATTGCAAAGGCATTACCCAACTTTGTGCCAGTGTATGCGGATAGCGCAGAACCAAAGTCAATTGATGAGATAAAAAGATACGGCATCAGAATCAAGGGCGTAACCAAGGGAAAGGATTCAATTAACTACGGAATTCAAATCATGCAATCCCAATCTTATTTGGTTACATCCACATCAACAAACCTAATTAAAGAATTACGGAATTATTGTTGGGATAGTGATGCCCAGGGGCGAACCAACAACACACCAATTGGAACGGATCACGGGATTGATTCATGGCGTTATCACGAAATGATGGCGTTAGGTATTCGTTCAAACTTTGGTCAATACGATATTCGCTAATTGTTAATTTCGTGTGGATTTTGTATATTTGCAACGACAAATAGCAATGAAAGTATTAATAGCGTGTGAGTATAGTGGTGCAGTACGGGATGAATTTATCCGTATGGGCCATGATGCCATGTCGTGTGATTTACTACCCACCGACAAACCTGGGCCACATTACGAAGGCGATGTTTTTGACATAATCAACGATGGATGGGATATGATGATTGCATTTCCACCATGCACACATTTGGCGTTGAGTGGTTCACAATGGTTTGCAGAAAAACAAAAAGATGGAAGGCAAGATGAAGCGTTGCAATTTGTACGGGATTTGATGAACGCAGACATTCCCAAAATTGCTATTGAAAACCCAATCGGAATCATAAGTTCACGAATAAAAAAATACGACCAAATTATCCAACCATATATGTTTGGTGATCCATTTCAAAAATCAACTTGTTTATGGTTGAAAGGATTACAACCATTGATTGCAACCGATGTTGTAGACAAAGGCGAGTTCAAAGAATGGATTGATAAGAACGGCAAAAAGAAACGCCAAGCCACATGGTATGCGGAAACATGGGGGAAAGGTGATTTGCGTTGGAAGATACGCAGTCAAACATTTCCAGGGATAGCCAAGGCCATGGCAGAACAATGGAGTGGGCCACAATTAATTCAAACAAAACTATTATGACAAGCCAATACCAAGAAATACACAACTTAAAACAAGAAATTAAGCGACTGCGATTGTTAGTAGTTGAAAACAAGATGGCCCATGACCGCGAAGTGCGATTGCTCAAACAAGAAATTGTCAAACCCAAAACGGACATAAACGATAACCCCACCACATGGGGTGAAGTGTTACGGGTTATTTGTGAGGTAATGGACATGACACCCGACCAAATCATCACCAAGTCAAGGAAGCGAAAACCAATGTATGCCCGTCATATGTTCAACCACATTTGCAGAAAAAGATTGAACATGACATTCATGGAGATTGGCAACATTTCACACCTTGACCATTCCACCATCATTTCATCAGTTCGGGAATTTACAGATATTTTGGTAACCGATAAGGAGATGCAAAGGTATCACGCCCAGGTACACACCATACTACATGAAAGGTTAGTATAAACAATCGCCATTATTGGCGTTTTATGGGTATATGATTGAAACAAAAACC